ATATATCCCCGTCCTATTTTCTTAACGACGGTATTTGTTTTAAACTCAATTTCCACGCTCGCCAAATCCCCCTGCGTTTGCCATTTCGGGGTAATTAAAAACGTGTCGCAATCGTATTCCCTGCCGTATTTATCCGTTATATGAATGTAATCAGCCATACGGATAAAACGCATAACGTCGCAAAGGAACTCCGGTGCCAATATCGTACATTTAAACGTTTTGACTGATATTTGTTTTTCCGGAAAAAAATACCCGTCCCGTTCTTCGCCGTCCTCTTCAAATTCATAATCCGGCTTTCCCAACTCGGTACAAAGGTACAACGTATTTTTGAAATCCGGGTTTTTATATACTATTTGCCCGGCGTCAAATACAAAATTTTCAATGTCCCACCAATCAATTTTCAAATAACCGGAAACGTCCTGCACAACCGTAAACATTTCAGAATACCACGTTTGAACGCCATCAGATAACCGCAAATAATAAATTCCGTCAAACTGATTTAACGGCATGGGTAATATTGCCGGGTATAATATTACATCATATCCCAACGACTGAAACCGGACAACTTGCAATCCGGTTTCCCTCATGTATGTTGTTATATTTGCAATTTGTTTTCCGGTTTTATCATATAGAATAACAGACGTAACAGAATTTGAACGGGTATTTCTTATTATCTGAAACGGCAATAATCTATCAGCCGGTGCGAACAATGGGTATATTTGCCCGTATGCGTAACTTTTACGGTGGTTCTGCTGCTCTATTGACGTGTACCACGGCAATACGCTTATATTGTTATTCTGTATCATATTTCAACGTTGCTTTAATGTTTCGACTACACAAATTTACCGAAAGTTTATCAACTTGACCGTTACCGATATATGTTTTAACTAACTGCATCGGGTTTGGGTCTGTTGTTCCTGCCGGAAAATTCAAAGTTTGTTTCTTCTTTCGTTCTATACCTCCCATCGCATAACTTTGAGCATTATTTATTTTAAAGTTACGGGCGGGCATATCATAAACCCAATACGTCGGTTGTATATTGATAAACGCTAAATAACCGTTTTGCAGATAGTATTCTACATTATCAACGGTTTGTCTTGTAAACGGCAATTCCAATTGTCCGCCGCCGGACGGCGTAACCGCCGCTAACAATGCGAATCCATCCAAACTAATTGCACCGGGGTTTAACAACATCAAATCAATATCGGACGTAAAATTGGAAATATTTATTTCTTCTATCTTTCCGGCTGTTACATATTTGGACGTAATTTCTATTGGTAAACCCTCAAATGGTGTTGTTACATCATCCATCCACTCAAATTGATAACGTTCCGGCATTTCTACTTTGTCAAATGAATATTCAGACGTTGCAAAAGCTAATTTTTTGCCGTTCCTAACGTTTTCTAATTGTGTTAAATCATAATCAATAATCGGGTTATATCCATACGAACCGCCATTTCTAAACCAACTTACCTGTTCAATTTTAAATTTTCCGTCCTCAATATACCAATAACATTTGTAAATATCCCGTAACATCGTCATAATCTGTTGTAATGTAATCGGGGCTTTTTGCACCGGGGTTTTATATTCGCCATTAATGATATTACTTTTCTGACTTATTAGCAACTTAAATGACTGCCCGGAAATAGGATTGTTTGTGTTATAAAGAAATTGGCTGTATTCCGGCGTCGCTTCATGCGTTATTCCGGGCGCAAATTCTTTTAATAGCACATTGATACATGACGACAATGTAAACGCATCACGCAAAGTATATGCTTTTCGGGCTTTTTCCTCTAATATCCAATCTATCAGATAAAACCCAAACCATAACGACGCATAACGCCACGTTGACCGGGCGATTGGATAAAACGTTTGTCCATATATGGAAAAAGGCGGCGCAAAATACTTTCCACTGTCGGCTAATCCCCACTCGGTCGGCGTATCTGAAAAATTATTAGATATAAATGCCACGTCGATTGCGTAACCAATTGCCCGGCGGTAATTTCTATTATTATCTACAATATCATCGGACGACAACGGGTATGTATCTAAATCGTCTATTTTATCAACATCAACCAAATATCGGGCGTATATATTATAACTTTTCATATCGGCGTGCATCGTACCCTTTGCTCCGGAACCCTCAACGGCGGTTAAATCAAATTCCAACGTATCAAAAGGTTTTTGCGTTATCTTTGTAAACCGGAACATTGCCACATCATCAGAACGGCGGCGTATCTCAACACCTGCTAGCCCAATAGGTAGCCCACCCGCAACTAGTTTTTGTGCAATATGGATATAATAATTTACATTTAATTCCGGGTATAAATCTCCCATAAATTCATCAGGACTTACACCCGTCGACATCCGCCCAGTATAAAGCCCGGATATTACCGCCGGGGAACCGTGTGACGTAATTTGTATTTCTTTCAAAATATTACATAGTGCAAAATGATAGGTTTGTATTAATGCGTTTTGGTCAGTCGTGGCGTTTGCGTCTTGTTCCCAATTCGTGCCGCCCAAAAAGCACGAAACAATACTATCTCCGGGAACGTATATTTGTATCAATGGGCGTTTTCTTATTGTAAGAAATTCGATTTGTGGGGCCAACTCAATTAAATTGTATTCCTTTTCCAATCCTGCCAAAACGTCGTTGTATTGGTCTATTGTTTCCGGCTGTACCGTAACCAATTTATCATCATCATTAAACGTACAATCCGTTTTCATAAACTTTGCTTTATAGTATTGATTGTATGTTTGTCCCCAATCATCGCTTTTTTCGATATATAGGAAAAATTCAGAATCAAACGGGGCGTCATTGATAATATCGTAATCAGCACGGACAAAGTTTATTTTACCGGACAATTTAGCCCGGTAAAACCTTTGATTTGTTTCCAACTCATAATCCAACGTTAAATCATCCTTATAATTGGGGCGGACGGTTTGTTTAGTTCCGTCCTCCCCTATCTGCAAAAAGAATCTATATTTTGGTGTCATAGTCTTTTTATTTTACGTTTCAAATTCTTGTAACTTTCAATCGTATTTCCGTCGCCATCCACGTAAACCCGTCGTCGGTTCTGTTCCTTAATTTCCCTTACATCATCCGACAAATTGCGTAAATCCGGGCTTTGTCCGGTAACGTTTAACGTCAAACCGTCGCCGTCTGAATAGGATTTTAAATACTTATGTGCAAACGTACCATTGTTTAGCGAATTGATAACGTCCGGTATTATCTTTCTGAAACGGCGTGAACTTCGTTTATTTATCACGGCGAAAAATTCGCCTCCCTCGGCACGTCGGCGGGTTCCGTCCGGTTTCGTTCCTAAATCAATATCATTTCCGCTTTGGTGCGAACCGCCCTCCAAAAGTTCAACGGTACCGTCGCCGTATGTTTCCGTTCCTCCGGTTCCTCCGGTCTGTTTTGCCAATTGCGCCGCCTTGATTTTAGACGCTGCAAAACTCGCCCACATTACGGCAATTGCAGGTATTGCAAACGGGAAACCTAATTGCGACCATATCAACGCCGTTGCTGTTACCATGTTTCCGATTTGCTGCAATGTTTGTATTGCTGCCTGCTGTTTTTGCGCTTTCTGTTGTTCTTTCAACGCTTTTTCTTGGTTTTTCTTTGCCAAATCCAACTCCTTTTGCGCTTGTACAACATTATTGTCGTACCCGTTTGCCCTTGCTTCCAATTCTGCATCCAACGCCGATTGTGCGGCGGAAACCTCTTTATCCGCTTGCTCAACGGCTGCATCTGCTGCGGCAACACGTGCCGCCGTGAATGTATTTAACGCATCCAATGCGTATTGCATAGACGTATTAATTGCCTCTTTTTGGTTGTCGTCCAAATTAAGCCCAAACAAACCGTAAATGTCTGTTCCTCGTTCCTTCTTTTTGGATTGCTCAATTTCTTGGTCTATTTTTTTAATAGTGTTTTGAATTGTTTGTACCTCAACATCAGACAATTTATTGGCGGATTGCTGATTTAATTCTAAAACCTTTTGCAAACGTTCCTTTTCTGCTTGCAAACGAAATTGAGTTTTCCGGGCTTCTGAATTTCTCAACAAATCAAACTCCGATTGTGACAACGCTTGTTGTTGGTCGAATATCTGTAATTGCGCTTGCAAATATTCGTCCACAATTCCGGCTCCCTTTGCGTCAAAACTTGCATTAATCGCCCCGGCGTCTTGCTGTTGCCCGGTCGGTTTCTGTTGGTTCTGTAATAATGCGGTTTGTCTTTCGTTTTCCAACAACTGCATCCGCAATTGTCTTTCCTGCTCGCTTCCCTTTTTGACTGCTTGCAAACGTAATTCAATGCTTTCTTTCTGCAACGCCAATTCCTGCAATTGTCGGTCTTGTTCGATTTTCAATAATGCCTCGGTTTGTTGCTGTTCCAACGCCGTAATTGTGGCGTTTATCGCTTGGCGTCCGGTTTCGTTCAAATCCTTTTCGGTCTGCAATTGGTGTTGTAAATCCTCAATTTGGCGGGAATACTGATATTGCGTTTGTTGGCGACGCTTTGCCCATTCGTCGGTATCCAACTGCAATTGTGCATCCTGCAATTTTCGGGTTGCTTCCAAATTCTTTTTATATGCCGCCTCAATTTGTTTTGCTTGCTGTTCTGCTGCCTTTCCCGCATCGCTTTTACCCCTCGGCGTTACGGTTGGGTCCTGTGTTGTTACGGGTTTGTTCCCGGTCGGTTCTTTTGGCGTATCTCCTACGGAAACGGGGATTGTTATCGGCTTTATTTTCTTTTGCATATCATCCAACCCCTCTTTGAAATTTTGGGTAATGTCCTTTACTTGTGCTTTTACCAAATTTCCGTATGCGGCTGCATAATCTGACAACCCTTTTTTAACGTCGTCAAAATCCAACGTAAACGCTCCCTTTAATGCGGTTCCGGTTGCTTTGACAATATCAATAAAGAATCCAAACAAATTTCCCAACGTGTCAAATGTGGTTTTAAATCCGGCAACTATACCGTTCCAAATGGCACGTATCAAAACACTTTCATTGTACAACTCAATAAAGTAATTGACAACATCAATAACCCCTTTTATTATCGCCGTCAATCCTTGGTTAACAAAAACTTTTGCCTGCGTTGTCAACGTTTCAAAATTCCATCCGGTTGCGTCAAACAACCCGGATAATGCGTTTTGCAACTCAATTTGGCTTTGCAATTGTTCCTCCTGCAATTGCGCCAAAACTCCGGCTTTCCCTTTTACTTCATCCATGTTTGTTGAAATATCTTTCAACATGCGCAAATACTGCAATCCGGCGTCCTCTCCGGGCCCCCCGAATATATCTGCAATTGCAGCCCCGACCGTTGCCGCATTATCCGGCAATTCTGCCAATTTTGCGGAAACGTCTTGTATAACATCGAACGTTGTTTTGGTTCCGGTCTGCAAATCTTTTTGAACTTGTTCCGACGAAATACCGATACCGTCCAAAGCCGCCGCCGTCGCCGTCGTCATTTCACGCAAACGCAAATTTGCCTCCTTAATTGCGTCAACGCCTTTGTCCGAAAAGATACCCATTTTGTTTGTTTGGGCTACAATCGCAACAAATTGGTCTGCTGATATTCCAGCCTCTTTGAAATATGCCGGGTATTCTTTCAACGTGTCTAAAAATTCCCCGTTCGCATCGCCTCCGGCTAAAAACCCATCCTTAACCAACTGCAATGCCTCATTTGCAGAAATACCAAATTGTTTTGATAATGCGTTTGTTGCAATCAATGTTTCCCGGAAATCTGCGCCGAACGAATCTGCGACGGCTTGCACCTCATTTCTAAACGCTTTCAAATCATCGCCACTTTTCCCGGTAAATTGTTGCGTCAATCTCGTTGCCTCAACTAACCCGGCGTTATAATCGTACCACCATTTAAACGCCGCACCCGCCGCCGCAATTCCGGCAATCGCCAAAAAAACCGGGTTTGAAAGTAATCCCAACAAAGTTTTTCCCAATGCTTTTGCCCCGTCGCCAATAGCTGTAAAAACGGCTTTACTTTCAGCCCCGCCACGTCCTAACGCCAAAAGACTTTCGCCAAATGCGCTATTTAAACCTAACGTTTCTTTTAATTTGTCGCCATACGCAATAATTGCGTCGGACGCCTCCGTATAATTTCCGACGTTCAATTGAAATTTCCCGGTTGCTTCCTGCAAACGTTTCATTTCTTCGTATATTTCTTTTGTTTGTGCAACCAATTTTCGCCCCTCCTCGGTGTTTTCCCGTTCGGCTTTAGTCATGTTGTTTAAATAAATCTTATTCAATGAATATTGCGCCGATAAACGGTTATAACTACCCTCGGCGGATTGATTTATTTTGATAATCAATTTATTTATTTGGTTTGCTTCCTGCTTTGCCAAATTCAACTCCGCTAATTTTTTGGCGGCGTCGCTTTCAGCAAACGCCAATTCTTTTTGCGCACGCGCCAAACGGTCGGCGTCGTCGGCGGCTTTCTTTGTCTTTTTCCGCCCGTCCTCCGTGGCTCCGGAAACCTTTTGCAATGTAGCCGCCAATTGAATCGCCTCGGCTTTGATACTTGCCAATGCGTCCGTATATGTGTCTTTTAACTCGGTCAATTGTTTTATCAGTTCCTCAATTGAATTATCCGGGCTGATTAAATCTTTATACTTTATCGGATTATTATCTGCCATAGCAACTATTATTTAAAGTTATTTTCGGGAAATTTCCCCGTATTTCGATTTTCTTTTCTCAAACGTATATTTTATTATCTGCCGGGAAATAACGCCGGAAATCGCTTTATTTTACGCTTTTCTGTTTTTGGGCTTTTCTCGCTTGTTCTTTTACATACTCAAATGCGTTGTAATATTCCAATACGGTAAATCTTTTCGGGTCAACATGCAAATTCTGCGACAATATCAAACACATATTTTCAAATTGTTTGTCGTATCGTATTTCTACGCTGTCGGCTCCCGAAAATGATTGCGGATTGAAATACGTTATCAACTCTGCTGTAATTTCGTCAATTCTTTTTGCATCCGTTTCGGTTGCTTCCCTGGCTATGATTGTGCGCAATAAAATAACCGTTCTTTCTTTCAGTTGGTCGAAATACTCTTTTAATGCTGCATCATCAAATATCCGGGGAAAATACAACCGCAATTCTTCATCTATTTTTTTTTTAACCGCTTCCAAATGGGCGGTTAATTCTGCGTTCGGAACATCGGCGAACAAATCAACTATCTTTTGCAATCCGTCGTCTGATAAATCATTGCACGGGTTCCCGTCAATGCTCTTTACTAAAACCGCAAAAGATAAATACCGGGGCGAAATCTCGGATTGTATGAAATACACATTTTGGCGCATATTCTCTAACTCAACCGTCGCCAACTGCGGGGTTTTGCTGTGTGCATATCTTATCGTCTTTTCAATATGTTTATCGAAATCCGCCAAATCTGAACCAATCCCGGCGTCAACTAACAACATTTTGTTGTACCTATGAAATCGAATAATCGGCAAATCCTCTATTGCATCGTACAACTCAACTTTCTTTCCATTAATATCAACGGTTCTCATAGCAATTTACGTGTCATCATTGTACTACAAAAGGGAACGCCCAATAATACGGGGTTCCCGGACATAATCAGCATAAGAACGGACAAAATAACGCCCGCCCACCACGACAAACAGAAATCGCAACTAAACATCTTTGCAAAGAAATCGTTCCCGTGAACTTGTACCCATTCAATAACGCCCCATTTGCGCAATAATGTAAGCACAAAAGCCGCCAACATTGCGACCAATATAACGTAAAAAATAAATTCTTTCATAATCTTACAATTTACATGATTCTCCAATACTTAATTCTCCATAGAACCGGAACCCGCCGTACGGGTGCATTAAAAATTGGTTGTCTATTTCGTCCAAAGAAAAACCCCGGTAAATATTTTCCGCCAACTCATAAACCTTTGTTATTTTCAAACGCCCATGTTTCAGCCAAAAGCCTCCGTTCAACACGTCCAATATTTGCCGCTTAACTGCTTCTTTGTTCCGGTCGCTCGCATCGTTGAATATCTTCCGGAAATCAAACCAAAAGATAAGGGAAAACGAGGTTTTTAGCCCTATTGAAACGCCGGATTCCCAACTAACGTCCTGCGGGTCGTCAATCCAAAAAAACGAAAAATTCCCAATATTTGCATCCGGGGTTACTTCTATATAATCGTTTCGCCCTACATAAACGCATGGGGTAAAATAACGTTTCCGGTTCCCGTCATATTTAACAAGTCTTTCAGCCCGTCCAAATGCTTTGTCCAACCACGGTAAATTATCAACCAATCCGGTTTGTATATTTCTAATGATTCTGTCTAATAATTCCGGGTTCGCAATTACCGGGGCTTTGTTATTCGCTGCCATATATCGTTTTTTTTGCCTCTGTTATTAAATCCGGGAAAATATAATGCCATATAAGGATTTTAATATTTTCGTCCGTTAAACCTAAAATTTGGCGTCCATACTTTTTTATTAATTCCTCGGTTTTCCAATCCGCCGCCTTAATTTCAAATTGTTTGTCGCCAACTTCCAAATAAAAGCTACTTTGAAAATCGCCCTCATCCCTTAACGTTACCCGGTTTGTAGGCTGTCCCTTTGCCTCTTTGATTGCAATTGTTACCGGGCTATACGGGGCGTAATCCATGATTGAAACGCCCAAACGGTTAACGCCTTGTTCAAACAATTGTTCCTCGGCGTTCATATCTATTATATACGCCTCGTTGTCCCATATTATTTTTTGCACTAACCGCCCGGACGTTAATTCATCGTTGAACTTAACGACTCGTTTTAATAAGTCGTCAATTTTTCCCATTTACAATTATTCTTTAAAATTATATACAACTTTCATTTGAAATTATATATTAAACAGTTCTGTACCTAACGCCATGATTGTTACAACTCAAACAAATGCGGTCTAATCCTTGCGTATCTAACCGCAAAGCCTCATACGCTTTTTTAAGGTCATAACCCAACCCGCCGGGACGAACCCCGGACGTATTGCCGTCCAACTCATACAGAATATCGGTGCGGCTTGCATTTGACTGATTGCGGTTAACCCTAACGTTGGGATTCATTGCTAACGTTCGCAAACCTATTGCCGCAACCTGCCTTTGAATAACGGTTTGGAACATCAGCCGTTGCGAAATAATAAAGTCGGTCAAATCGCAACCAACCGTTATTTCGCAATTTAGCCCGTAATTGTGGGTATTTGTGTACATAGTATAAGCCACGTCCCATAATTCCGGGTATTGCTCGAATGTTTCCGGGGCGTCAACCTTAAACGGGGAAACCTGCAAATACTTTGTCATTTCTCGCCATGTTTCGACGGAACCAATGTTGCACGTTCCGCAAGGCTCCCGGCTCCAATCCTTAGATACGTTTATTGCTTCCATCCCGGCGGGTAATTCGTCTTGATTATAGCAAAGAAACCATGAACCCCCGGCGTTGTTTGCGTCGCTGATATACGGCAAATAACAATCGGTCAACGGGAACCATTGAAAGCCGCCATTTGTAACGGTAAAATCCAAATCGAATGTTTTTACCGGGTCAATCTGCGACGAATGAAATAAATACATTCTTACCTTTCCGGTCGCTCCGGTCATTTGTAGCCCGATTTTCTCAATTTTGGTTGTTACCCCCATACTACGAACCGGAACAATTTCAAATCCTACTAATTTATGGGTATTTTGAATTGTAGCCCGGATTCTGCCGGAACCATCAAAAAACGTTTTTCTTTCCAATAAATTGCGGGTTTCCTTTTCCAACTGCTTAATCTGTGTAAAAGTCTGAACAACGGTTGCAATTCCGTTTAATGTCAGTCTTTCCAAAAAGTCAGAAAAAATGTTGTATGATCGCCAATACGGGTTTCCGTAATCGTCCTGGCTGTAATCTTCGTTAAAATCGCTCGTCATCGGTTCCTGCCCGGTATTATCTATTTTAGCAATCCAAAATATATTGTTATGCTTTACTTTTTGCCCGGCTTTATACGGCAAAATAAAATTCCATTCCGGATATTGTAGCCCCCAATCGTCCGGCATTATTGCCTGCATATTATCCAACGTCAAAAGCGGGTGCGCACCTTGAAAGTACAACCCGCTTTCGGTCTGTGTCAAATGTTCATCAATGAATGTTTTCGGGTTGTATGATTGTTCCCAACCTAAGACGTTCAATAATGCTGCTTGTATGTCTTTTATTCGATACATAATGCAAATAAAAAAAGGGACGGGGGAAAACCCCGCCCCCGGTTATACAATCCTTTTACCTTATGTTATGCGCCGGGAAATGCTGCGGCGTTGGTAACATATACAGGCATACCCAAAGGTTCATTTTGGTCGCGTGCTGCAATCTGCGCTTTGATAATCGGATTTGCAACCTTTGTTGGGTCACTGTTATAAGCAACCAAAAAGGCAACATCAACACTAAATCCGAAATACTCCTTAACGGCGCAAGTCAAATCCTCTGTTGCTGCTCCTACTGTTGCACTTTGGTCGCCAACCGAAGTATAGTAATGTGAACCAACGGGCAAATCAATCATCGGCAAACGTACAACGTCCCATTCATGGAAATTGGCACGTGTACGGCGCAATGCTTCACGGTCAACACGGGTTAACACGCCAACGTTACCATCTTCAACAGCAAAGAATGTTCCATTTTGGCTTGCTTCGTTTGTCACGTTGTTTGTGTAATGGAATTTCTTTCCGGCGTATTCCAACTGTTTGTTTACGTCGTTTGTCGCTCCATGCTGCGCCAACTTGCGAACCAAACTTTCGATTCCGGCGTTGCAAACGATATGCGGCATACGTGGGTAACAATTGGCTCTCATAATTGGGTCAATGTCGCCCAAAATTTCGGTTGCCATTTCCTTTTTAACCTTGATAACGTTACCGGAAAAGTCATAATTCAATTTGTCTTTCAATACCTGCGTTTTCTGTGCTTCCAACGCTGCAATTGCGCCTTTGTCTAACGCATCAGCCAACGCACGTGTATATTTTTCCATTTTACGGTAAAAGTCGTGTTCATACGAAATTTCATTGTTCGTATAAGCCGCCGGAACCATAGTAAAACCGATTGTGTATGTTGCCCACACAACGGTATAAAGTGCGGACGTATTTTCGTCGTCCTCAATTACACATGAACGGACGTTGCCAACGGTAACATCGCCATCGTAATTGATAACCGGGATTTGCACGGTATTACCCATTGAGGCAAACGCCCTTTCCCTCAACTTTGGGTTAATAATGGAATTTGCGGCGTTGGTTTGCTCAATAAAGAAATCCAATGCGCCATACTCACACGGGCGGGTCATATTGCGGTCAAATTCCGGGTTCTGAACTCGCCAATTCTGTAATCTTGTTGCAATTAAACTCATAATGTTTTATTTTAAATTGTTATTAATGCGGGTTTACCCTTTACCCGTGGTTGTTTTATCTCTCCGGCAATGCTGCAATATTGTTGTCTTTCCATGCTTGCGCCATTGCATCCTCAAACTCTTTGGAACCTGCGGTCATTCCCTGCGCCATCAGATTGTTACTAATTGCGTCGTATGCTTCAACACGTGTTTTGCATCCTGCAACGTCAATTACTACGCTACCGCCTGCGCCTCTACCTCCCGGCGGGATTGTTCCGCCTCCCGGCTGTTGGCGTCCTTTGTCAATTATTCCCATTGCGTCCAATTCACGGGTTAACAACTCGCCCGGCGTAAATGGGTTTAACTGATTGTTCGGGTTTCTCATAATCGCCCCGGTTTCGTCCTTAAACGCCAAAATTTTGCCGCCTTTGCCATCGTCGATATATTCCGGGTTCATTCCCTTGATTTTATCGTTAGCCTGCTGCAAAATAACCTTTGTTACACTTTCCGGCAAACCTGCCTTAAATTTAAGCCCTGCGGACGCAGTTTGCAATTCGTTGTCTATCTTAATGCCGAACAACTCTTTGGCGTGGTTTTCTTTTTCTGCCTCAAACTTTTTGTTCAACTCTGTATATTGAGTTGTAACGTTTGCCAAATCTGCTTTTGCCTGCTTTAATTGCTTTGCGGTTTCTGCATCTGCTCCACCGTCGGCAATTACTTTTTCCAAACGGGTTTTCTCTTTTGTCAATGTTGCAATCTGTGATTCCAACCCGGTAACGCTTTCCGCTTTTGTCTTAAAATCTCCCAACACACGTTTTGCGTAATCGTATGTTTTTTCAGTTCCGTTTTTCTCAACTCCGGACGCTGCCAAAATATCCACATCCAAATTGCCGTAAATTTCCCCGGTTTTCTTTGCTATTACACTATTTTCGTCATTCTGTGATAACGTTGTAATTGCGTTAATCTGTTCGTCAGTCAAACCGGACAAAGCCGCATTCGCTACCAAAATTTCTCTTGTTAATGCCATAATATTACCCTTTTATTATTAACTCAAACTAAATACGCTCAACGCTCCGGTATTGCAATCTACCAACGCAACCTTATATGTTGGTGCCTGCGGTGTTGTTACGTCTTTCGACCATGCCAATACCTTTGATTTGTTTGTTACTTTTGCCGTTTCCGGTGTTACTACAATAACATCGTTAATCGTTCCGGCTTCAATACATTCTTTCAATTTCTTTTTTGCGGCTTCGTCTATCGTCGCAATTGGTTTCGTACTTGTAACAATCAAATTGTCCTGCTGTGCAATCTGTGCCATATCTTTATATTTTTTTGGTTTAACTTATTTGTTTGTTTCCGGAGCATCCTGCTTTGCTTCCGGTGTTTCCTTTGATTTTCTTCCCGTCTTTGCCGCCGTTTCCAACAATCCCTCGGCTTTCAGTTCTGCAAGAATTTCGGCTTTCATAGCTTCTTTCATTGCTTTTTTCTCTGCCTCTGCTGCCTCTGCTTTGGCTTTTGCACCGGCTTCGGCTTTCTTCTGTTTTTCTGCCTCCAATTTAGCCTCGTTTTCCTGCAACCATTTGTTCGGGTCGTGCATTACATCAACGGTAAAACCCTGCTTTCTCAAATTGTGCAACCCAAAAGATTCAAAGAACTTTTTGCCGAAAACCTGCATACGTGGTTTTGAAATTCTTTCGCCCGTGTCTTGGTTGAATTTCTTAACCTCAATTCGGCAATGATAACAATCTTCCTCGCCCTTTGGTACAATAAAATTTTCCGGGGTAACGTCTAAAATATTGACGTCTTTAATTTGCCCCTCCTCTGTTCTCACTTGCATACTCGTAAAATTTATTAGTTATTACTTTTATTTTCTCGGAAAATGGTATTTGCGTTCCAAATTCCAAAATATTTGTATTTTCTCGCTCAAATCTACGAACAAAATTAGCAAAATTCAGTTTTACACGCAATTCCGGTTCGCTAATTATCTGTTGCCCATATAAATTTAATACCTCGGCGCGGGTTAAATGTCGGTACGGCTCCAATTCTGCCAACACTAACATACGTTGTAATTGGGTCAAGTCGTTCCGGTACTCCGTTTCGATAATTTGGTTTTGCATTGCGTCCAATTCTGCCTCACTTGCTCCGGATTCCTTTGCTAACTTGTAACGTTCCCGCAACTCCATTGCATCGTAAATATAAAATTCCGTGCCTAAATTGATTTTTGCAGAAACAAACAAATTGCCGTACCTCAATCGGCAAACCGTTTCATCAACGAATTGTTGCGCCGCCTCAAATCCTTTCTTTACCCGGTTTAAAATTGTGCTTTGGCTCTCAAAATTTGCTTTTATCTGTTGTTCATTCAATGCGTCCCGTGTTGTTATTTCCTCATTCGTTCCGACAATAGACGTGATAATATTGTTGCGCAATCGCTCTTCCTCGGCAACATTATAATCCAAACTATTACGGTCAACGGTCAACATCTGAACCGGGTTGCGCAAATCCGGTTGTTTGTCGCCATCGGGAACGGGTATTTCAACAAAAGAACCAACCCCGGCAATTCGTTTGTCGCCACATTTCGGGCAACGCTCTAATATCCCGGCTTGGTCTAACTTATAACGCCCATGTTTGTCTTTTAAAAACCCACCGTCGCAATAATCGCCATTTTCTGCGTTGCTGAAATCGCAACTTTGTTCATAGCCGGAATAAATCGGATATGAACCGTACATATCCAAATGCCGTTTTGATATATGATAAAACAGATACCAATCCATGCTTTCCAACTGCTCGGTCAATGGCGACGCCTTAACATCGGGTTCCCTCAAACTTATTGCCTCATTCCAAAAGAAACGGGCGGGGGTATAACCTAAATCGTGGGGGCTGTCAATCAGCAAATCGCCAATATTCCCGTCTTTCTCCGTAAATACCCGGTATCTCTCATCGTCAATTACTGCAATACGTTTGTCGTCCTGCTTGAAAATTATCCATCGCATAACGCCCGTTATTGGGTCTGCATCAAACGTTATTACCTGCTCAATTGGCAACCAATAGAAATACGGACGGGGGTATTTATCGGCGGCGTCTTGCTCCGTTGGCAAATCCACAATTAGAACGCTGTTAATTTCGGTTTTGAAATATTCCCACCCTTTAGAACTCCAAATTTCCGGCTCCCTTAAAACGTTCTGTCTATAATACTCCCAATCGTCCCTTTGTCCGCTCTCCATAAACTGATAATTGAACGCCGGGTTACGACCGTCAAAAATTCGGCTCAACTTATCAAAGCAAATTCCCGTTACCTCGTTGGTCTTAACGGGGTAACGGAAAAGAGTTTTGAAAATTTTAAACTTATCGTCGGGTATAAGGTTTGAAACGAAATTCAGAAAATCCGTTAACGGTTGACTGATATACGGCGCAACAAAGGTTTCGGCGTGAAACTTAATGCGCTGTTGGTGTACAATCGCACGGTTAATCGTCGCCCCTTTCTTTTGCTCCGTAATCTGTTTTTTTATGTCGTTTATACCTAATCCCATAATCTTTGCTAAATTCAAAATTTGAGTTTTCCGGCAACTGCCATCCGCCGTTATTTCCCATCATCAACAAACGTTCGGCGTGCGTTATCTCAAATTCTCGTTTCATATTGTGTTGGGGACAAACCAATAAAACTTTTGTTGTCTTTGTCATAGCCTCGTTCTTTTCTTTTGTTTTACCATAGACTTAACGTAATTTACTGAATACTCATTTGTTGAATGAATAACAACCGCAAAGTCATTTGAAAAATCAATTGAAAAATCCCCTAACGTTACTATGCTCCCGCCTTTAAATCAGTTAGCGGGTTGAAATCATCCGGAACAATAATTGCCAAATCATCCGACCAATTCGGCAAAAATGTCCATTGAATATTGTTGCTATCCGGTGCCTCATATCCGCCCAATGTTTTATCGCCGATAAACAAAGAACGTATTGGGATCGGATAATGGGTTGTTGCTGTTTTTGCGTCTTGAATTGCTCCAATTGTGCCGTTTTCGTCAAACAGATAAACGCCCAAATTGTCGCCCCAACTTTCGCACTGCAATTCTTTCAAAGCCTTGATAATTTTCTGTGGCAACTTTCGCATAACCCCGGTAAATGGCGTTGGCTCACGTCCCACAATTTCCTCAACGCCTCCCAATGTTTCGTTACCACCTCCAAACGTTCTTGCTGCGCCTGCTTCTGCTGTCGGGGCTTGAATGTATGGGGAAATAACAATCTTTGTATCATCGTCAGCCGACAACAACGGCGTCCACGACACTTTTTTTTCAATACTTGCATCGATTTTAAATGAATTTTTTTCTCCGGTGCTTTTGTACAATCTTTGAAATGCTACTTTCTGAATCTGCCCAAAACTTTCCGGGCAATTACTTACGGGAATATCGGGCAAAGCCGTACCCGCCGGACACTTACAAAT